CCTTCGTCATCGCAAGCATGTTGGCCGAGGCGTCCCGCAGAAACTCATAGAACTTGCCACCGAGAGCATCGTTGTCGATGGTGAGCTTTTTCGCCGTCTTGCCTTCATACGCGACGTTGTACGGCGGATCGGTGAACGTCATGTCGGCCAGCCCGCCAGCCAGGACTTTTTCGATGTCGGCCATCTGCGTGGCGTCGCCACAGAGCAACCGGTGCTGGTCGAGAACCCATACGTCGCCGCGCACCGTGACGATGGCCTCCTGCTCAGCCGGAACCGCGTCCGGATCGGTCAACCCGTCCTGCGTTGTCTCCGGCTCGCGGAGCAACTCCTCTACTTCCTCGTCCGTGAAGCCGACCAGGTCGAGATTGAACGCGTCTTCCTTCAGCGATTCGAGTTCGACGCGCAACATGTCCTCGTCCCATCCAGCGCTCATGGCCAGGCGGTTGTCCGCGAGAATGAGCGCGCGCCTCTGCGTTTCCGAGAGATGATCCAGCACGATGACCGGCACCTCTTCCATGCGCAGGCGTCGAGCAGCCGCCAGGCGCGCGTGCCCGGCAATCACTACGCAGTCGGCACCGACAAGGATCGGGTTCGTCCAACCGAATTCGATGATGCTGGCGGCAACCTGAGCCACCTGTTCGTCCGTGTGCGTCCGGGCGTTCCGGGCGTACGGGATCAGCTTGTCGATGGGCCAAATCTGTACGGCGAGGTCGCGGAAGCGCGGAGACGCTGCACCCATGCCGGCGACTTCCCGATTCGTAGTGCGCGATTTCGCCGTCATGCCTGGGCCTTCCTCTTCGGTCCGTAGTGCGGATTGGGTCCGTGGTGCTGGATGCGCCGCGCGTCGTTCTGCTTCGGATTCAGTGCCTCGTCTGCCGGGACGCCGCGAGACTCCGCGACGGCGGCGAACGTCTCACCAGTGGCCGCGAGGATCGGCGTCTCGCTGGTCAGATTCACAACCCGCCGCACAATCACATCGCAATAGGCCGGGCTGATCTCGCAGCCGTAACCGGTCCTATCGAGCAAGGCCGCCGCGGCCATCGTCGTTCCGCTCCCCATGAACGGATCGAAGACCACATCGCCGGCATCGGAGTACGCCAGCAAAAAGAACTCCACCAGCGCGCGCGGGAAGGGAGCGGAGTGCGATCCTTGACTCGACTCGCTCTTGACCTCGATCACGTTGCTCGGGCGCGCCAGTCCGGTGTGCCGGCCATCCGAATCGTCGGACAGACTGTTCCTGCTGCGCTGCCACGCACTCTGGTTCTTCCCCCCATCCGCGGCCGCGCCCCGCGCGCCGGTCCCCAGGAGCCCGCTCCCGGAGTTTGATTTCGGATTGTTCGGGGAGTAGTCGAAGCAGTCCTCCGACTCGTGGCTCACAGCCTGCGGCCGAAACTTGATCTGCTGCTGACGGCAGAAGTGAAATACCGGTTCCCAGGCGTTCTTGAATCGGTTTCCCCAGCCGCCCGGCACGCCGTTATCGGTCTTGCGCCAGCAGAACGTGTCTACGAAGCGCCAGCCCCACTGCCGTCGGTGCGCGATGACGAGATCCATCACGTACAGGTCGCGTTCCCCGTCGTCGGCGTGCTCTTTGATGTTGAGGAAGTAGGAGCCATCGGGCGCCAGAATCGACTCGACTCCGGTCGCGACCGCGCCAAACCACGCGACGTATTCATCCGGACGAACCGGCTTGAAGCCGCTGGTGGCGTCGTACTCGCGCTGCGTCGCGTAGGGCGGCGAGGTCACGACCACGTTGGCCATCGCATCGGCGAATAGCGCGCGAACGGTATCGCCGTCACGGCAGTCGCCGCAGATCAGCCGGTGGGCTCCGATCAACCACACGTCGCCGGGCTGGGTTACCGGCTGGGCTGGCGGTTCGGGGACCTCGTCGGTCACATCCTCCGACGGCGCGTCGCCGTCTTCGAGCAGCGCCTCCAGTTCCTCGTCGCTGAAGCCAATGAGCGCGAGGTCCGTGCCGTCCGTTTCGAGTTCGCGCAGTTCGCTGGCGAGCATTTTCTCATCCCATCCGGCATTCATCGCGAGCTTGTTGTCCGCGAGGATATATGCCCGCCGCTGCGTTTCCGAGAGGTGGTCCAGCACCACCACCGGCACCTCCGCGAGGCCCAATTTGCGAGCAGCCAGCAGACGACCGTGGCCGGCAATGATCCCATCCATCGAGTCAACCAGGATCGGATTGGTGAAGCCGAACTCCAAGATGGACGCCGCGATCTGCGCTATCTGTTCAGCAGAGTGCGTGCGCGCGTTCCTGGCGTACGGCACCAGCCGGTCGGTCGGCCAGATTTCGATGCGCCGCGCCATCGCGGGCGTTATCGTCCCCGGAAGTGTCGTCATTGGTTTTGAACAACTACAGAAGAGGCGTGTCAATCGCCAGGAAGTCCAACGTTGGACATTCGCCTTGGCTCGCGCCGGAATCGGCCACCCTTTCGCGCCCCGGTGCCCCGTGTCGCGCCGTCTGGCTCGGGGTTGGCCGGATGGTCCACCCGCCGCCTCGGGCGCGCCCTGACCGCCACTGACCGCTGACCACCTGACCGCCCCTTTTTGCGCCTGTCGCTAGCGAAACTGCGCTACTCTTCAACGCGCCGCCGAAAGTCGCCGGGAAGTACCTATGGCTTTAACGGGCGGCTTGGGGTTCCGAACAACCGCCCCGCGAGCACGAGCGATGTACCGCCCACCGACCTGGCGTCTGGCTTTCATCCGACGCGGCACTCCATTACGACCTGCTGGAAGACGCCGCGTGTGATCACGGGCACGCCTTCCTCGTCGCGCCGGTCCAATCGCCGCAGGCTCCAGCAGCGGCCAGTCTCGATGTTCTCCAGGAAGCTGTACCGGGTGCCGCCGCGTGCGTGAGTCTCAACGGGGTTACCGCCGTCCTCCTGGAGTAGCCAGACAGCCTTCAGATGGCCTTTCCGACCGTAGGCGGGCTTTACATAGCCACTTGCGACTAGTCGCTTCGCGGCATCGAGCGAGCGAAAGCCCAGGGATGTACCGTCTGCCGCGTAGATCGGGATCTGTTCGCGATTGGAAGACACTTTGGTTGTTTGGATTGGAGGGAAAGGGATTAACGAGCGTCCCATCGCTCGGCTAATTCAATTTTGCCCCTGCTCATGCCTGCCTCGCAAGATATGAACTGCTATTCCATAAGTCCTGTCTTCTCAATTCGATTGAGGCAATCCGCGAGGCTTATACACACCAATGGTCGAAAGAAGTTTGAAACAAGTTCTATGGTTTTGTTTGGAGAATCGGCAAATTGGACTTGGCGTCCATCGGTGAGGATGAAGGCGTGAAGGTGCGACGGTCGTTTGCCGAGCAGTTCGTGGTCGTCGAGCAGTTGGCGTAGCGCAGTTGAAAGCCGGCGGAGGCGCTGAAACGATAGGCCGCGCCTGCGCAGTTCGGCAACGACGATCACGAACAGCGCCTGCGACGCCGTGTACAATCGAACGCGGCCCGACCGTGATGCAAGTGCAACTCTCCGCTCTTCCCACAGTTGGAGTTGACGCAGGCTCACCTCCGCGAGCTTGGCTACTTCCGCTGTCCTGAAACGCACTTCGCTCGTGTTCACGATATGGCCTCTTTCCTGGTGTTTGAACTGCCGTTGGCTCAGCAGCGGTACCCGAACCGGTGTGACGGTGTGACAGCGTGTGACAAGAAAACCACTAAGAAACGCTTCACGAGGACGATAATCAAAAAACTTGTAGGATTCGCTGTCACACCCTGTCACACCGTCACACGGCTACCCACTAATCGTCCTCCGCGGTCCTGAAACGAATTCCGAGCCAAACGCGAATTTGCTTCGCGTCGCGCCCGCCGTCGGGTCTTACGCGATCCCGTTTCCTGCCCAGTTTTTGCAGGCGTTCATCGAAGGAATCCTTGGACAGAGGGTATTTGTTGCCTGTCGCCTCGGCCCAGGATGCGTAGGCCGCGTACAGATCGGAGACCGGGAGCCAGCACCCATCCCTCTTCCATGAAGCCCCATCGCCGGTACGCGCAAGAACGCACCGATCCTCGAAGAACTCCTTGAGACGGTCCGACTCCTGGCGGTACTGCTCGGTGGCGGCCGTTACATCCGGCGGATCACCGAGTCCTTCGCCATGGTAGAGGACGGCGCCCTCAACGATCCAGCGCAAGATACCCGGCAGTTCCGTTCGCAGCTTTGTAGGCAGGTCCTTGTCGATCTCCTCTTTAGGGATCTGAATCTTGAACGGGATGCACTTTACACGGTTCCAGATCGCGTCGTTCGGGTCCGTGATAACCGGCCTGTGATTGCAGTCAAGGAACAATTTGTAGGTCGGTTGGAAGGTGATCATGTTCTCGCGAAGCCGCCGCGCCTTGATCTGCCCAAGGCCGGTCAAGTACTTCACGCGACTTAGCGATAGGCGCTGTCCCTGTTCCACCTCACTCGATGAAACGAACCTGCACCCTTGGAGATCCGCGAGGTCCGTGTTGACGGCATTGCTGGAGACCGCCTCTTTTGGGCGAATCATCAGGCTATCGACCTGAACCTGGCCGGCGTATTCCTTGTCTCCGAGCGCATCACGAATAACTTCAAGCAGCGTCGTCTTGCCGTTGTTGCCCTCGCCATACAAAACGAACAGAAGTTTCTCCGGCTTGCCGGTAGCAGCACACCCAAAGGCCTTCTGGAGATACGAAACCATCTGTTCGGCATTGATGTTGTCACCCTCCGAGGCATCGGCGTGGCTGCCCATGATACGAAATAGAAATGCCATGAACTGCGGGCACTCGGCGTGCTGGTCGTAGCGAAGCGGAATCATCTTGCTCAAGAGGTCTTCGGGCCTGTGCGAGTGCAACGTGCCGGTTCGCAAATCAACCGTGCCGTTTTCCGTATTCAGCGTCCACGGGTCTTGGTCAAAATCGCTCGCACTGGCTTGCCGAACTTTCTTTTTCGTCAGGTGGATCATGCTCGCCAGCGCGGCGCGAGACAGAGACTTGTTCACAAATCTCAAGTACGCCTTCCGCCTTTCCCCATCCGTAATGTGCTTTACCTCGGAAAAAGCTTCGAGCATCGTCTTTTCGGCCCGCTTCTCTGCCTCCACGAATTCGTCAAACCGCCACTGCCGCCCTGTCCAAACGTAGTAGCTGTTCCGCTCAGTGCAGTAGATCAGTTCATGCCCGTACAAATCCGCCAGGCGGTCAGCGTTGCCGGTGTCGTTCCAAAGGTAGCTGCGGTGCTGCGCCTGCCCGACACCCAACCACCGAAGTGCGGTATCGACAACCTTTTTATCGAGCAGCTCAACCAGCGTCGGGGCGCCGGTTACCTCGCCGCCGGCCGAGTGCTTCTCGAAGGTGGATTGCACTTCGCCATCCGCCGCGCCCAGTTCAGGATTGACCGGCCACAGACATCGGTAGATCACGCGGTGAAACGTCTTGGCATCTTCAGGACTCCATTCAGCGCGCGCCAGCACACCGGCCAGCGCCAGGAACCCGTGATGGCGCGATCCTTTAGTCGGCCAGTGGCGCGCAAGGAGCGCGGCGGCAGCCACCCTATGAACCGCCGACACAAGAACTTCTGCATCGATGTTTGCGGGTATGCCTTCGAAGCCCTGCTCGAAGCGGACCTGCTCGCCGCTCTCATGGATGCTTGGCGGGACCACTGTCTGCAACCCGATCGATCCGTCCGATTTCAATCCGCGCAATTCGACAATCGTGCTCTGGTCCAGCGGATCGATAAACTGCATGGTGCGGGCAGGCGGGTCTGACCGATAGAAGAAGTGCGAGAACGGTTTGGATTGCCTCCCAAATATGAGGCCGGTTTCCGGGAGGAACTCGCGGGCGGCTGTAATGGCTTCGGGGCAATCGCAGTCCACGTCGGCGCTCCCAAACTTGTCCCCCAGCAGCACCCCGATGTTCTGCGACGCGCCGTTGAAGTATTGGGATGCCCCCTCCTTCGTTATCTCAAGCCGTTGCCACTCCTTGAGAACGGGACGCTTTGACCGGTGCGGAACGGGCACTGGAGAAAAGCCCTTTTGAATCCACGTGATCGCAGCATCGAGAGGGGTCATATCGTTTCGTACCTCGCCGCAAAAAAAGAAGAGGCGCCGCCCCTGCTCAAAGGGCGCGCCTCTGGTACATCTTGTTGGAATCGCTAATTGCTACTTGGGCGGGTCAGCTCATGGGGCGATGCCGGTCTCGCCGCCACCATCATCGAAGATCGCGATTAGTCGCGTTTCAGACGAGTTCGAGACGTGTCCAATGTGGGTGCCCACCATGGACGGGAGGCGGCGGACCACGCCGATCATTCTGAAAACATTGGACATTGACGAGTTCGATCACAGTGCCAGTTGGCCCTCAAAAGTTCGAAACGTGTCCAGACTGGGGAGCCAAGCCGTCCTTCGCCCGGAACAAAGGACTTCCGCGCAGCCAAACTGCTATGCTCTGTGTTTTCAGGTTCGAGTCCACATTGGGCCCACGGCAGCAGACTCGCCTGGGTTCGAAGCTTCAGCCGGAATTGGATTCCGGAAACTCGATTGCGACGATTTCAAGGACCTGCCGTTGCAGTTCGGGAATATCGCTGATTGCCGCATCCCAAAGGATCTGCCAGTCGAGATCAAAATAGGCATGCACAATCCTGTGCCGAACCGCTATGATTTGTCTCCACGGCACCTCGGGGTGGCGTTCTCTCAACTCAACAGACAAACGGCTGATAGCCTCGCCAATCACGGTCAAATGATGCAGGACGGCAGCCGGTAACACCTCGTCTCTGAGGAATGTATCTTCGGAGGTTGCCGCGACGATCGCTTGGATCTTGCGGCAGGCCAAGAGAATGTCCTTCAGGAACGACGGCTCATGCCGCATAGATGACGCGGGCATCTTTGAAAACTTCTGAGCGTACCCAGGGCTTCAGTCCGCGCTTAGTAACCAGGTCGACCCTGCGCTCCGCGAGCGACTCCAACTCCTCAGCGAGAGATTCGAAGCGGATCAGGCCAATGCGGACCCCCGGCTCGAACTCCACCATGATGTCGACGTCGCTCTCCGGACCCATCTCGCCACGGGCTGCCGACCCAAACAAGGAAAGCTCCTTGACACTATAGCGCCGGCACAGTTCCGCGAGCATCGGGCTGCCGACCTGTAAGCCACCGAGCTGAAGTACCTGATCCATTGATCCGACCTCCATTATGCCCTAGCGAGGGGCCTCACGAGTGCCCAAAGCGTCGCGCACTTGTGCAGCCACATTTCGAGACGTGTCCAGAGTAGGGGCCCAGTATCGACACGCGCATGCGCTCGCTGCCGATCTTTCTGAAAGAATTACGCTTTCACGGGGTTCAATCACAGCGTCAGTTGGACCGCAAAAGTTCGAAATGCGTCCAGTGCGGGGAGCCAGTCTGAAACTTCTCGACCTCACG